CATCATAGAAGAAATGATTTCTTTGAGTCATCAAAGTTTCATATTGCAGTAGAGAATTCTAGACAAAAGAATTACTTTACTGAAAAGGTTATTGATTGTTTTGCATCTAGGACTGTACCAATATACTATGGTTGTCCTAACATAAGTGATTGGTTCAATATGGATGGTATCATAACCTTCCATGATATTGAAGAGTTAGAACTAATCATTAGGAAGTTGGATGCAGATGCCTATCATTGGAGAAAGGATGCTATTGAAGAGAACTATGAAATTGCTAAGAAGTTTCATAGTGATAATGATGTTGTTCCTAGATTGACTAGAAAAATTATTGAGTCTGTGAATGCCTAGAGTAAGTTTCTGTATTCCCACTCATGATGGTAATGCAAAGTGTCAACAATATTTGTTTGACATATTCTTTGCTCTTGCTAATCAAACATGTAAAGATTTTAATGTATGGATATCAGATCACAGTAAGTCTGATAAAATACTAAAAGCGTGTCAGGAGTATGCTGATGTTTTCGAGATCAATTTTGTTAAGAATCCAAATAAGTTGGGCAACATTTCTGCTAATACTAATCATGCATTACGGTGTGCTGACGGGGACATCCTAAAGGTTTTATTCTCTGATGATTTTATACTAACAAAAAATCTCGTATCAGAATTAGATAAAGCATTCACTTCAGATGTATCATGGGCAGTCACTGGATTTGCTCACACATATACTGATGGACAACAGCATTACAATCCAAAAATTCCTGTCTACAATGACAGATTATTGGAGGGAATCAATACTCTTAGTTCTCCTTCTATCCTTGCATTGAAGACTGGTATTGATGAATATTTTGATGAGGAATTGACGATGCTTATGGACTGTGACATGTACTACAGACTCTATAAATATCACGGAGAACCAGTTGTTCTAAAGGATATACATATATCTAACAGAGAACATCAAACTCAAACTCAAAGGACTTACGATCACCTCTTACCAGAGGAAATTGAATACTTGAAAGTAAAACATTCATCATGACTATAGGATTCAATCACTTAGGAAGACATGGAAGACTGGGCAACCAGATGTTCCAGTATGCAGGGTTACGTGGTATCGCTGCTCATCGTGGTTTTGATTTTATGATACCAGAGAGTGACTTCAAAGATGAATGGAACGATCATCAATTATTTGAAGCATTCAAACTAAAAAATCTAACAACTATAGGTGTGTGTCCTGGTACTTACGTACAGGAGGCACACTTTCATTTTGATGAGAACCTTTTCAATAATATGCCTGATGGACATAATGTCTATGCATACCTACAAAGTACAAAATACTTTGACCATATTGAAGAGAGTATAAGAGAAGATTTTGAGTTCAAAAATTCCATCTATATACCCTGTAAGGAAATGATGGATACATTGGATGCTCCTATCGCACTACATGTGAGGAGAGGGGATTACATCCAAAACTGTGACAATCACCCACCTTGCCCCAAAGAATATTATGATACTGCACTGTCAAAGTTTGATAACAATCGTACAGTGGTTGTTTTTTCTGACGATCCTAAATGGTGTAGTACTGAGTTCCCTGATGACAGGTTCCTTGTCTCAGAAGGTGGTGACAATCTTACAGACCTGTGCATGATGTCCATGTGCAGTGATTTCATAATCGCTAACTCCTCATTCTCTTGGTGGGGTTCTTGGTTATCACAAAATCCAGACAAGAGAATAATAGCACCTAAGAAGTGGTTCGGAACAGGATACACTTCTGCTCATGACACATCCGATTTGTACTGTAGTAACTGGGAGGTAATCTAATGACGGATAAGATTGATGCTCAATTAGTAGCATCGACAGAAAGAGTGAACGTGTTGGAACCACAGTTCAAAAATCAACACTGGGATATATCAGATTGTACTTTCATCATTCCTCTTCGTATTGAATCGAGAGATAGAATGAGAAACATAATCACTACATTGATATACCTACTCAGAAATTTCAAAACAAATGTAATAGTAAAAGAAGTAGATAAAGAATCAATCTTCAAGGAATCTGTGCAACCTGCACTGGAGGAAGCCTTGAAAGATTTTCAGTTGGAAGGACTCACCCACATTTTTGAGCAGTCAGACGAGTACACCTTCCACAGAACTAAGATCATCAACGATATGTTATGGATGGTGAAGACACCATACGTAGCAAACTATGACTGCGACATTTTATTACCTAAAACTTCTTATGCATATGCCATAAATCTTCTCAAGAATGGATATAAAGAGACACCAGAATCTGAAATTTTTTATCCTAAGTGTGTTTATCCATATGGATTTGGTCCGTATCAAGCTCAACTTACAGCGAGCGATGAAGAGGTATCAAATTTTATGAATCAGGAATTTAGTTTTGAAGTATTCAAAAACTGGAGAGCATATGATGCAAAGTATGGTTTTGTACAATTCTTTGATACTGAAGAATATAAAAGATTAGGTGGTGAAAATGAAGGGTTCGTTGCCTATGGATATGAAGATGATGAAAGACATTATAGGTTTAGTATGTTATCAAAAGTTGCTAGAATGTCTGAGAGGATATTCCATCTTGAACATCAGAGATCAAAAAACTCTTGGTTCAATAATCCTCACATAGAGGATAATAGAAAACTATGGGAAAAACTAAAGTCCTGTAAAAAAGAAGAACTCCAACTTTATTATGATCACGTAGGTTATGCAAAAGCAAGAAGAGCTATCCCAGTTACGGGACAAGAATAAATCTGTCCACAAATTAGCAGGGTTTCCAAAAGTTCTGTGGATCAATCTTGATAGGTTTCCTGATAGGAAAACCTACATGGAGGAACAGTTCAAACATTGGGAACTACTTGACCATCATCGTATCTCAGGCGTTGATGGTATAGAGTATGAAGAATATTTGAAAGGCACTGTCCCTGATAATATGAACTCAGGAGAGTGTGCTTGTGTCATGTCACACTTGAATGCCATCAAATATTTTGTAGAGGAGACTGACCTTGATGAGATAGTCATCATGGAGGATGATGTAGATTTAGATACTGCAAAACATTGGAGTTTTACATACAAAGAAGTAAGAAAGAGACTGCCTATAAATTTTGACTGCTTACAGTTGACAATTATAAATCCTAACGGTATAACTTTAAAACTACATCATAGATTTATCAATGACTTTTCTGCTGCTTGCTACCTTATTACTCGTCATCATGCAACTAAACTTCTCAGACTTCACCAGAGAGGATCGCAGTGGAAAATCGACCAAAACATCAGACCAAGAGCAGTCTCCGAAGACCTGATTCTTGACAGTGGAAAATCATATTCCACTCCCCTATTCAATTACAGATTGGATATGGGATCTGCCATTCATGAAGAGCACATAGATATCTTTCATAAGGGTAGTAATAATGCTCTCTCTGATTTTTGGAGAGAGAATGGTGCAGATGTAAAAGTTGATGAAGTCATGCAATTAGATGAGTATTGTGGTAGAATACCACCATCTGTATATTTTAATCAAGCAAAAGAGGAACAAAACAATGCCTGAAGTCGTACTTCCAGATGATGATAAAACACCTAAATCAGGTGCTAGTGCTGAACCAGATCATAATATACCTACACCACCAGAAGATCGACCATTAGTAATGGAGGAGCATGAGGGAATAGGTGTTTTCAAAGATGCTATGCCTCTTGATATATGTAAAGCAGTGATTTCTTCATTTGAATTTTGGTATCAAAAGAAATGGATTGAAAATGATTCAATTGTAACTACAAACTTGGCAGACGGTAGGGATGGGAAACCCATTGAAAGTCGTATCAATACTGGTTTGCATGGAGACAGACAATTTCCAAAAGGATCTCTTGGAAGGCATGATACTCAATTGTTTTTAGAGACTCATGATCAAGCGATGGCATTAGCTTTATCAAAATGGTTGGGTGATTGTTTTACATTATATACGAAAACTTATAGGGGAATATTAGAGGGCGATCCTGTATCATCATGGACATATAAAATACAAAAAACACCACCTGGCGGAGGTTATCATGTATGGCATTGTGAGAATAGTAATTTTCTCTACAGAGATAGAGTTCTTACATGGATGGTATACTTGAATGATATTCCATATGAGAATGGTGGTGCAACTGATTTCCTACATCAGAAACTTTCATTTCAACCAACAGCAGGTACAATAGTATTTTGGCCAGCAGCATATACTCACATGCATAGGGGTGCATTCTTGACAGGTGATATTGATAAGTATATTGCAACAGGTTGGTTCAATAGGGAAGCACCTATAGTAACGTGATAATATATTCTTGCATAACTAATGGTTATGATAAGATATCTGATGATCATTACTATGATCCAGAAGTAAAATATGTGATGTATTATGATGGTGAGATAGAGGAGAAAGGGGATTGGGAATTTATAAAGTGTGAGAGGGAAGAACCTAATTGGATAAAATCATACTATCCTAGATGTATGTCACATACATTGTTTGATGAACCTCATGTTTGGATTGATGGGTGTTATATTATGCCACCTGATTTTGTAGAAACTTCAAAGGAGATATTAGAGAATGAATTAACCTTACAAGATCACCCACAACAGAGAACTATAGTTCAAGAGTTTTTCAAATTATATAAGGTGGGGTTTGCTACTGACTTAGAACTGTACTCACTTGCCGAAGATATGGCAGCAGTAGGATTCAAACCTTCATTACATAAACAATCTTTGAATTGTGTAATATGGAGACAGAATACACAGAGAGTTAGAGAATGGAATGAAGTGTATTGGAACTGGTATAAAAATCATTGTCAAAGAATAGATCAGATTACAAGTTCTATTGCAGAGCAACTTGTGATGAGAGCACACAGAGTACCAATGAAAATTGATTGGAATAAGAGTACTAGACAGAAAGCATATAATGAAACATATACAATGTATGAAAATGTTGATGATGATAATTTTATCAATAAAATCTGCAGTATACTAAAGACCAAACCATCACTCATGGGTCTATGATAATCTATACTTGTCTGACTAATAATTATGTTTCTCTTCCAACTCATATGCCAGCAGGACCATTGTATGTTTGCTTTGGTGTACAAGATCCACCAGATCCATGGGTCGGAGGATTACTTCCAGATTTAGATGATCCAATAAGAACTTCTAGATATGCTAAGATACTATGTCCATTTCAACAGGACAGTGTGTATGTGGATGC